CTTAAAATTGTGTGTGTGGTTATCTAATTTACAGTCTAAATATCTGGTTTGTAGTTTTCTCTAAATTGTTAAGTGCAATTAAACTAGTTTATTACGTACGAGTGAAATACATAATGTTATTATCAATACTCGATGGTTGATTACTCGGTCCTGAAAAATAGTTTCCAGAATAAAGCGTATCTAAAACTTGCGTAGTGATATTTTGAGCTGGGTAAATCACAGGGGCAATTGAGTGAAAGCCAAGGCGACTTTCATCCGTAAGACCTGTATAAACAACGATTTGCTCAGTAGAATCATCTGGAGCATTGATAGTAAGCAACAGATGACCCATGTCAGCTATCGACAGGCCCGTGTCTGGAGTATTAGTCAATTTGTCTGGGCCTCCAATGAATTTATAGATAGTGGTGTTAGGAATTACAAATTCATACAAGGCGTAATTCTCAACTGAAGGAACCTGAGACATGGCTTGAATTGGAACTTCTTGAAATGGCAAGGGATATGCGGGTCCAGGAGCAAACTCATCTACGGCATTAGGAAGATTAGCAATGTTAGGAAATGAACCCATGATGGTGGAAGTTCCTTTATTAATAAAGAAATTCTGAGGGATATACCTAACAGTCATAGATAATGCGTTCCTCATCTTAAGTTTAAACTTAAATCCTACATGTTTTCCATAATACATGGAAGCTGTAGCATAAAGAGGGGACATAAGGTCTATGGGGTTAGGAGCTTCTCCGACAATGTAAGAAAGAGGAATAACAAGACCTCCTTTGCCTGCGATGATCGGAACTTCGAAGGTATCAGTCTTATACATTCTTCTTACAATCTCTCTAATATTCTTATACGGAACCAGCCTGTCTGAAAATTCATAAGTAGGATTTTCTTCTTGTTTATTTTCAGTAAGCTCTTCTTGATCTTGAGGTTCGTTCATTACTTCTAAAGTCTCTCCTTTAAAAGGAAGAAATGATGAATTAGAAGAGTTGACCGGTGGTCTTACGTCCATCAGTTCTGTAGAATAACCATAGAACTGAAAGTCTTCACCTAAAGAAAAGTATACGTTAAAATACACATCTGTAGGAGACCCTCCTGAGTTAGCCAAATTCTGGGCGACATAAATATAATACATCCCATGAAAAAGGCCTTCTGCGGTAGAATCACGCATGCAATGCATTATGTTATTCCTACTAAGGTAAGGCAATTCTATAGTCTGAATTTGATTACCTGCTGTAAACTCAATGAGATGCGATGGGGCATTGAGAATAGAGCGATAGGTAGGAAATTGCAAAGCAATTTCAGAACTAGGATTATACAATTGTATAAGTTTAAGCTTAGTCTGTTGCTTGTTATTCATAACGCTTTGAATGTGAATTTTGATCGTACCCTTCCAAGCTCTTGACAAGTAGTGCATTAGCTGAATGTTATTAGCAAAGAAAACGCTACCATCAGGGTTAAGTGTATTTCCTTGATATGGTGAAATAGGGCGATCCCATAAAAGAGTACCTACATTATCATTTTCGTTTTGTCTAAAGGTTCCTAAATATTGTGGTTTTCCAATAATATTTTGAATATCCATTTCATCTTCGGTGGTGTGAAAATCAGGTTTTTGAAGAATACGGTCAACATCTGGACGAGGATCAAGTTTCTCAAAATATTGGTTAGTGGAAACTACGTTTCCGTAATTTCTCAAGGAGACGACAGTTTTATCTGACATACCTGAGTAATTAGGGTTATGCAAACCTGTGTAAGACCTAATTGCTGATCTCATCATATCAACTCCATCTCCGATGGCACTTTTAATAGGGTCTACAGCACTGTCAATAAGACCAGTAGCTAGACTCTTCAAAGATTCTCCGGTAATAGGAGGAGTAGGAGAGTAAGTAATATACTTAGGACTAGGAACTAAAATATCCAATGAATTAAAAATAGCCTCAATAACAAGAGTAACTGATTGGGAAGATCCTGTACTAGGTTGAAGTGGGTTTAAAACCATAATAACTAGAGTAGCGTAATTACCGTTAAGATTAGCGGTATCTACACTAACAGGATTTCCATCAGTAGAACTAACGTCAAGAGAGGCTAGATCCGAATTACAATACCATGGAACGTGCAAAGCTAATGAAGTGGCTTCATTGGCAGATAGAAAGCCATGAGGACCACTCAAAAGAGTGTTTACTAAGTCTGGTTGAGGAACAATATCAACAGGTGCACTGAGGGGTGGTAAAATACCAACCAACAGAGTACCAGCATGAGTAATGGTACCTGCTATTGAAATATTTAAAGTCAAATCACTACGGTAATATGCTCCTAATTTAACAGCATTTGAAAGAGAAGGGTTAGAATTTATTATATCTACTGGTAATTTATTAAGAGGTAAAGTTAAAGGAACGTATTGAGCAATGGTATCAGCCCAAGATACATTGGAAATAAAAATAGGTCTATTAATAAATGGTTTAGCGTCTATTCTAAATTGTTCATCTATGTGAATTTCTGGATATTGATTATGTTTGGGGTCTACTTGTTCTATACTTCTAGTATGAATAGAAGCTACACTAGTATGAATTGATTGATCTGATTTGTTCATATCATAATTGATTTGTTGTGAAAATTTCTTATCTAAATAATTTGCGGCGAAACTATATTGTTAGTTATCCTAGTTTCAAAAGATAACAGACTATTATGTGTTATGATTACTGAAGCTTTCCGTATAGTCGTCGGGAAATTGTATAACTTCTCTTAATAATCATAAAATTTGTTCTGGAAACGCTGAACAGTAGCGTATGCATCGTCTTCTTCTTCCATAGATTTTCGAATACTCTGGTCGCTGAAAACGGTGAATGAAATTGTTTCTGCAGCTTTTTGAAGAACTGCTTGTTTTATCTCTTCATTTTCATGAAGAAACATTTCGAATTGGAATGCTATCATCTTTCCGCCCATGACAGTCTCATAATCTTTATTACTGTCAAACCACATGATGCTATTTATTACGGTTTCTAGGCTGAGAGCTCCTACCATCTTCTGGAGAACGTGGTGATACCTGAATTTACGCTTTAGGAAAACTAAATCGTGCAAAGGTTTAAAAGGAGCGTTGATCTCTCCCTTTTCTCCGTCAGTGAATCTCATTGATATACTCTCAAAAAATTCTTTGGCAGTTTCGGCATTGTAGACGTCGGCAAATTTGGTCGGCACACCACAAATTTTATCATCTCCCATTACAAAATCAGTGAGTTGAAGAAAATTCATCACTGTAGCCTCTTCTAATCGATTATTCTTTTTCAAATTTCGATAGAAACATGCTGCAGTAATGAACCTATTGTAGAGAGAATTGAACAAAGCAGTGACCCAACAGCCTGACGGCATTGAGTGAGTTGTCAAGTACGCATGATCTCGAATATTAACAAAAGTTCTGACCATTGATCTGAGCAAAATATCCAATGTTTTATGATGTTTTCCTTGGTATCGTTTCAAAACAAGTTTGCTGACAGCGTCTTGAACCATTGAATTGGTTCCTCCGTCCCAATTTCCAATGTCTCCATCGAAGACATTGTCACATGCCTTCATTCTGGTGTAGAGTTTTTGAAAATCTTTATACGGATTCATTCCAATGCAAATTTGATTTTCCCACATGTTGTTCTTAATGTGGACTAAGAGTTTCCCCATGGTGCGTTTACACAAGACTGTATGGTGCAAGGGGGCTACTCGGAATGTTCTTGGTTTGTTAACCTTGTGAATTGGTTTGAGTTCATCTTTGAGCGCTTCATAGAAGACAACATCTTTCATTTTGACATTGTCATCTTCACAATCTTTGACGAAAGCATCAAGTTTCTCAGAAAAATCAGGAGTAAAAGTACCATCTTCAAAATTAATGTACAAGGATTTATCGTTTTCATATCCAAGTCCATTTACTGAATTTTTGTTGAGTGGTGCTAATCCTCCTCCTCCCTTAATGACTACAGAATCATCGCAGTCATCAAAATCAGTTAAGAATGAGTCTATGCATTTAGATGCAAAATCAATTTCCTCAGAATCAATAATTGGTTGAACGCCAAAAGATTTTGTTCCCATTTTCAAAATAGTGTCTTTCCCAAAAGCTTTCAAATTAGCAGGAGCTTTAACTCCAACTTCCTCAGCAAGATCTTCCAAAGGTGAGTGCAATTCTGAAGGGGTCAAGCTAGTCTTCTTCATAGCTAACTTCACCGGATAGTCTGCGTTATGAACTCTTGCTCCAGAAAACGGTTCTTTATTGGACATTGTTCTGAGCTCTGGAATATTTCGCGCATCGGTTTTAAGATGGCTATGTATGGTAGCTAAATCTTCCTTTGAAAATCTAGTAGCCACACCGTGTTGAGTATTGCCTGCGATGTGCATTCCCACCAATCCATTGGTTGTGTCAAAAAGTAGTGAGCCACAAAGGCCAGAAGCAGAAATTGGGTACAAATAAGCATCTCCCGTGTTAACAGTCAAGTTTCGCTTGAAGTTTTCTATGGTGAAGTTGCGATCATTCACCTTATTATTCCCTATGAGAGAAACAACACCGTCACAATTAATGAAATGCAGATTCTTATTACGTTCAATTTTGTTAGCCGGAAAAAGTATGTCACTGCTGTCTTTGTAGAGTGGGACAGTCAAAGGAAGTTCAAAGATTGTTACATCTCTTTCCAAGTTTTCGTAGATAACGGAGAAAGGTATGTTATTGAGTTCGTAGATTTTGTTCGAAGCATCATCCCAAGTTTTGAAAACATTTAAAATGCCTTCTTGTGTGGTATGACTGTGATTAATAGAAATCAATCTGCGGCCAGAGGGAAAAGCTTGAAACATCTGTCTCTTTCCGTTTTTGTCAATGAGCTCAACAAATCGCATTCTCCGTTGCAGAGTCTCCAATTTGTTATCTGGGTGAATGTCTTCTTCGTACATTCCTTCACCTTTCATCTGTTTTCTCCAATCAACAATAAATGAGTTAATGATTTCCTCTTCATCCTTGTTAACGCCAGTCACTTTCTTGAGAAGCATCCCAGCTCCCAATAAACCAAGTATTCCAAAAATAGTCCCCAACAAATAAGTTGATGAAATTTCTGGAAGAGTGGAAAGTTGCTCAGATATTTCAGAACTGATATAGGAGAAAAATTCGGAAAAAATGTCTTTGAAAATACCGCAGCCAATGGAGGCTTTAGTACTAAAATTCATAGGGGTATCTGGTTGTTGCTGCATTCTTCTAGAAGTTGCAATGTCGTACCGATTATGAATTTCAGTAAACAATCCTTGAGGTTCAAATGCATCAGAAAATGCATCTTCTTGTTCTTCTTGATCCAGTTGAGAATAGTACTCAAATTGAGCATCTATCTCCGATTCCAAAATTTCAGAAATATCTGATCTGGTAGATTCTGCTTTATTATAAGCAGACATGTGATTCATCAAGTGGTAAACCCAAGCGATGGAATTCCTTTTAGGTTCCAAAGGAA